AGCAGCTGCCTCACTCCACACTGTTGTAGATTTAGTATTAGGACACCCATTAAAACTTAATGATGCTGCTACACACGAATGGGCAACTACAATTAAAGGGTTGTCATTTGTAGCTTTACTTCCTATGGTAGCTTTCTCAATGGTACCTGAAGCACTTAAAGCTGTCTCTAATGCTGGATTATCAATGACATTAAAGAACCTACCAGATTTGTTTAAGACAATGAATAAAGACAGTGAGTTATTTAAAACACTTACAGAACTGACTGGATTAGGTACACATTCTATTAGAGATAGACTAGATTTAAAAGGTATTGATAATGCTGATATAGGTGAGATTGGTGCTCGTTCAATGCATGCTCAAGTATCTATTAGAGGACAAGAAGCGTTAGCACGTATGTCTGGTTTAGTTAAATTTAGTGATGTATTCCAAAGACTTACTTTATTGAAATCAACTACAGATTTTGGAAACTTTATAGCAGGTAGACAGCATGGTATACCTTTATCTAGACTAGAGTCATACGGTATTACTAATGATTTGAAAACTATGTTTATAGATGACTTTAAGTTTGCAGATAATGGTGAACTATTAAAAATCAATACAGACGGGTGGTCATATACAAAGAGAACTAAGTTTAATGATATTATGCTTAGATTAAATCAAGAGATGACGCCAGAGGTTGTATTAGGTACTATAGGTAAATGGACTAAAGTAACAGATATTGGTAGGATGTTCTCATTCCTTCTATCATACCCATTAAACTTATATGCTAATCAAGCAATTAAAGACGCTAAATATATGGACTTTAGGGCAGCTCAGAATACTGTGATGACATTCGCAGGTACATATATAGGACTAGCAGCTAAGTATGAGCTGTTAGGTAGAGACTACGAGCATGAGGATCTAGTTAAGTACTCGTTACTAAACTTACCATCATTATCACTACTAGGTGCTATTAGAGGTCTATCTGACCCAGCAACAGTGTCCTTAATGTCACGTATAAAAGACGACATAGATGTTATAGGTAACGGCACATACGAACAAATGGTTCATGGAGAATAATATGAATAAAAATAATAAAGCAACAATAGAAGCCCTTGATGGGTTACATGGGAAGATGGCTGAGTACTTTATCAGTCGTCTAAACCAGACAGAAGAGGTACTACCTCCAGGTGAACTAAGTGCTATACTTAAGTTCTTAAAAGATAATGAGATTACAGCTGACATAGCTGAAAGTAAACCAATGCAATCATTAATAGCTCAGTTCGCAGCTAATGAAGAGATGTACGAGACGGCTTAAATGTCTTAAGAGGTACTAGGAGTAGGGTAACAATAGTTATGCCCTCCTGGTGCTTCCTATGGTCATTTAAAGCATATAAAAAGAAGGAGATAACATGTTAAGGAAATGTAGAGAATGTGGGTTAGAAGCTCACAATGAAGAAGAATTAGAGTTGTTTATGAAGTGTAATGCTAAAAGTAGACACGGTAGAAAGCAGTTATGTAAAGAGTGTAATAATAATAAATGTAGGACTTGGCGTAAAACAGATAAAGCACAGAACTGGCAACAGGAATATGACCTACAACGTAAGTATAATATATCTATAGAAGTTAAGAAAGATATGTATGTATTACAGGATGGGACATGTGCTATATGTTTAAAATCTATTACATTTAATAATGCTTTTGTAGATCATAATCACGAGACAGGCGAAGTAAGGGGATTACTATGTACGTGCTGTAATATAATGTTAGGACAAGCACAGGATAGTAGTGAGATATTAATGAGAGGTATGCAGTACCTGGAAGAAAGAGGAACATATGACAGAACAAGAACTTAAACAATGCGTACAGCAATTCCCTATATTTTTAAAAGAGGTATTCCATTGTATTAACCTACCAGAGCCTACTCCCCTACAGAGAGATGTGGCTAAGACACTACAAGAAGGAGATACCAGACTACTGATACAAGCCTTTAGGGGGCTGGGAAAAACATATATGGCTGGAGCTTATGCAGCTTGGAGATTACTAAGGGACCCTAATGAGAAGGTATTGATTATATCGGCTTCAGGAGGGCACGCCACAGCTATATCTACGTTTATTCACAAACTACTAGTGTCCGTGCCTCTATTAGAACACCTACAACCTGGTAGTGATCAGAGGAATTCAGTTATGGCTTTTGATGTTAGTGGTTGTGAAACTACCGTTCAACCTAGTTGTAAGTGTCTTGGGATAACCTCACAACTACAGGGTAACAGAGCCTCATTACTTATTGCTGATGATATTGAGACCTCTATTAATAGTGCCACAGAAATAATGAGAGCGAAAATAATACAACAGGTAGCAGAATTTGACTCAATTTTACAAACAACTGAGGGAGCTTCTATCTTAGGATTAGGTACTCCACAAACAGGTGATAGTATTTATAATAGGTTTACTGATAAAGGTTTCCGTGTTTGTATCTGGCCGAGCCGTATCCCTGAAGACCCTACTTTATATGAAGGCAAACTAGCTCCTTATATACAAAATATGATTGACTACGGAGGTAACATAGGTGACCCTACAGATGTTAGGTTTAGTCATGAGGATCTCCTAGAGAGAGAAGCATCAGTAGGGAAGAGTTACTACAACCTACAGTATCAATTAGATACAACATTAAGTGATGCAGATAAATACCCATTGAAGCAGGAGGATCTAATCGTATCAGATATTGATACGATAAAGGGTCCAATATCAATGGGATATAGTTCACAACGTAAGGACTTAATTGATCTACCTAACCTTGGGTTCACAGGAGACTGTATGTTTGGTCCTGGTCGTATTGATGAAGACTACACAGACTATCACTATAGTATCATGTCTATTGATCCCTCAGGTAGGGGGAGTGATGAGATGGGGTATGCAGTAATG